TCAACATAAAGAAGATAAATGGGTAAGAGCTGAATACCCAAAAGAGCTAGGCCGTATAAAAAGTATATTCGACTGGAGAGATTATCCAGACGAACAAAAAGAAAAGTGGTACGACTATATTGACGAAGAGTTCAAGCGCAGAGACGAAGGATTCTGGTTTACTAATAAAGGCATACCGACATACATAACAGGTGCACATTACATGTACCTACAGTGGAGTAAGATTGATGTTGGAGCTCCAGATTTTAGAGAGGCAAACAGACTATTCTTTATATTCTGGGAAGCCTGTAAAGCTGATAAGAGATGCTATGGGATGTGCTACCTTAAAAACCGTCGTTCAGGTTTCTCGTTTATGTCATCAGCTGAAACAGTTAACTTAGCCACTATATCGAGTGATAGTAGATATGGGATACTCTCTAAGTCTGGAGCCGATGCAAAGAAGATGTTTACTGATAAGGTTGTACCTATATCTATAAATTATCCTTTCTTCTTCAAGCCAATACAAGACGGTATGGACCGTCCAAAGTCTGAGCTCGCGTACAGAGTTCCGGCTAGTAAGTTTACTCGTAAGAAAATACAGAGTAACGAACAGCTTGAGGAGATAGTAGGGCTTGATACTACGATTGACTGGAAGAACACTGGTGACAATAGTTACGATGGTGAGAAGTTAAATCTGTTAGTACACGATGAGAGTGGTAAGTGGGAGAAGCCCGATAATATATTAAACAACTGGCGAGTTACTAAAACCTGTTTAAGGCTAGGTAGTAAGATCGTTGGTAAGTGCTTAATGGGTAGTACCAGTAATGCACTTGACAAGGGTGGAGATAACTTTAAAAAACTATACAATGATTCTGACGTCAAACGACGAAATCGTAATGGACAAACGAAGTCTGGGCTTTATTCTCTCTTTATCCCGATGGAATGGAACTATGAAGGATTTATTGACGAGTACGGACTTCCAGTCTTTGATAGTCGAAGTGATGATGTACGATATGGACCAGACGGTGAATTAATTGATGTTGGAGTTATAGATCATTGGGAAAACGAAGCTGATGGTTTAAAAGATGACCAAGACGCTTTAAACGAATTTTACAGACAGTTTCCTCGCACTGAAGAACACGCGTTCAGAGACGAAACAAAGAATAGTATATTTAATTTAATGAAGATCTACGAGCAGATCGATTTTAACGAAGGTAGCAGATACAATGCTCACGTTACTCGAGGAAGCTTTGGTTGGGTTAATGGTGTTAAAGATACACAAGTGGTATTTCACCCAGATCCAAACGGTAGGTTTAGTGTTAGCTGGGTGCCGCCTGCTAGCTTACAAAATAGGCAGATTATAAAAAATGGAATACGATATCCTGGCAATGAACACGTTGGTGCTTTTGGATGTGATAGTTACGATATTAGTGGGACTGTCGATGGTAAAGGTTCTAAAGGAGCATTACACGGATTAACAAAATTCTCTATGGAAGACGCACCTTCGAGTACGTTCTTTCTAGAATATATAGCAAGACCACAAACCGCAGAGATATTCTTTGAAGATGTTTTAATGGCATTAGTATTTTACGGGATGCCTTTACTTGCGGAGAACAATAAACCACGTCTACTGTATTATATACGCCGTAGAGGATACAGAGGTTATAGTATGAACAGACCAGATAAGTCTTGGAAGAAGTTATCGACAGCTGAGAAAGAAGTTGGTGGTATACCTAACTCAAGCGAAGATATCAAGCAGGCCCACGCATCAGCTATTGAAATGTATATCAACGATCATGTTGGTCACAAAGGAGATGGTGAGTATGGAACGATGTATTTCAACGATACGCTGCTTGATTGGTCTAGGTTTGATATAAATAAAAGAACTAAGCATGATGCTTCGATAAGTTCAGGCTTAGCTATTATGGCTTGCAATAAACATTTGTACGCACCTAATCCAGATAGACAAAAGACACCATTAAGTTTGACTATATCTAAATACGATAATAAAGGGTACACATCCCAAATAATTAAATAAAGCATGGCTGAGTCAGTATATGTTAATTTTCCTTCTCAAGTAGTTAGCGACTTAGAGAAAATGAGCCCAGAGTATGGGCTTAAAATAGCGAAAGCTATTGAGCAGGAGTGGTTCAATGGTGTACAGTCTAATAGATATGTGGATACTCAAAATAAATTCCACAGACTAAGACTATACGCTAGAGGCGAACAATCAATACAAAAATACAAAGATGAATTATCTATTAACGGTGATTTATCTTATCTTAACTTAGACTGGAAGCCAGTTCCAATTATTCCTAAGTTCGTTGACATTGTTGTTAACGGTATGTCTGAGCGTATGTTCGATGTTAAAGCATACTCACAAGATCAATATGGCGTAAGCAAACGAACTGAATATATGGAGTCTCTTATTAGAGACATGCAGGCTAAGACATATAATGATCAAGCTGCAAAGCTTTTTAACGTAGACTTATACGAAAACGACAAAGAAGAATTACCTGACACTCAAGAAGAGTTAGAACTACATATGCAGCTTAACTATAAGCAAGCTGTAGAGTTAGCTGAAGAGCAAGCTATTAACGTATTGCTCGATGGTAATAAATACGATTTAACTAGAAGAAGATTAATACACGATATTACTGTGCTAGGTATCGCTTGCGTTAAGACTGGTTTCAACACTAGCCAAGGCGTAACAGTAGAATACGTAGACCCAGCTAATATAGTTTATTCATATACAGACTCTCCGTACTTTGACGACATCTATTATGTAGGTGAAGTAAAGACGTTATCGATTAACGAACTGGTAAGAGAGTTTCCACAACTAACTCAGTCTGATCTTGAAGAAGTAAAGAAGAGCTCTTACAGGCCTAGACGTAAGTACAATAGAGTTGAAGTAAGAGATCAGAACAAAGTTCAAGTTTTATACTTTAACTACAAGACTTATATGAACGACACATATAAGTTGAAAGAGACTGGTAGCGGAGGCGAGAAAGCTATACCAAAAGATGATACGTTTAATCCACCAGAAAACAAAGAAGGTGGATACGCTAAACTACAGAGAGCTGTAGAAGTAGTATACGAAGGTGCGGTTGTTGTTGGTATTGACAAACTACTTAAGTGGAACATTTGTGAAAACATGATGCGTAGTAAGTCTGACTTCAACAAAGTTAAGATGAACTACAACATCGTAGCACCACACCTATACGATAACCGTATTGAGTCACTGGTTAGTAGAATCACTGGGTTCGCAGATATGATTCAGCTTACGCACCTGAAGCTACAACAGGTTATGTCTCGTATGGTACCGGACGGTGTATACCTTGACGCAGATGGATTAGCTGAAGTTGATTTAGGTAATGGCACCAACTACAACCCGCAAGAAGCACTTAACATGTTCTTCCAAACAGGTTCTGTTATTGGTAGATCGTTTACTCAAGACGGTGATCCTAATCCAGGTAAAATACCTATTCAGCAAATTAGCAATGGCGCAGGTCAAGATAAGATCGGTAGCTTGATTAGTACGTACAACTACTACCTACAAATGATCCGTGATGTAACGGGTCTTAACGAAGCTAGAGATGGCAGTATGCCAGATCCTAAGTCTTTAGTAGGTGTTCAGAAGCTAGCTGCTGCAAACTCAAATGTAGCTACTAGACATATTCTACTAGGCTCAATGTACTTGACATCTGAAGTTGCTGAGTCATTATCTCTTAGAATATCTGACGTGTTAGAGTATTCACCAACAGCTGATGCGTTTGTTCAGTCTATTGGTGCTCATAATGCAGCTACGTTAAAAGAAATGTCTGAGCTATATCTATATGACTTCGGTATATTTATCGAGCTCACGCCAGACGAAGAAGAAAAACAACTTCTTGAAAACAATATACAAACAGCGCTAGGTCAACAGCTAATAGATTTAGACGATGCTATTGATATTCGTGAGATTAGAAACGTAAGGTTAGCTAATCAACTGTTGAAAATTAAGCGCAAGAAAAAACAAGAACGTGATCAAAAGATCCAGCAAGAAAACATCAAGGCGCAAGCAGACGCGAACGCGCAAGCTCAACAAGCCGCTGCTCAAGCTGAGGTACAGAAAAATCAGGCAAAAACTCAAGCGGACATGCAACTCGAGCAAGTAAGAGCTCAAGGTAGATTAAACCAGCTAGAAGCTGAGGTAAGACTAAAGAAAGAGCTTATGCAGTTTGAGTTTGAGTTAAACCAAAAGCTACGTGATCAAGAGCGTGGCCAAGCAATGAAATTAGAGCAAGTTAAGCAAGACGGAAAAGTTAAGCAAGAACAAGCTAAAAAATTCGAGTCTTCAGGTAATGATATACTTGGAAGCGGAGTGGGTTTAGACAAGTTCAACCCACAAATAGGAAATTAATTATATAATATTTTATCATGGAAGAAAACAAACAAACAGATCTTGAGGATGTAATCCAAGAGGTCGAGCAAGAAACGTCTGAGGTTGAAGAGACTAACGAAGTTGTTGAAGAACAACCTGAGTTAGACTTAGAAAAGTTCGAAAGTAAAGATGACCCTAATGTTATTAAGGTAGACTTATCGCAGCCAACTACTGAAGAACCTCAAGTTGAAGAGGTTGTGGAAGAAGTTGTAGAGCAAACTGAAGAGCCAGTTATTGAAGCTGTAGAAGAAAACGCTACGCTACAAGAGGTAACTGATGAAGACGTACAGGATTTTAAAGAAGAAGTAGTTGAAGCTATAGATCAAGCTGAAGCTAGTGGCGAACCTCTACCAGAGAACGTTCAGAAGCTACTTGATTTCATGGCAGATACAGGTGGTGATCTCGAAGATTACGTTAGATTAAACCGTGATATTCAAGATATCGATGATCAAGACGCTCTACGAGAGTACTACCAAAGAACTAAACCGCATCTATCATCAGATGAAGTTGACTTTCTAATGGAAGATCAATTTGCTTATGATGAATCAATAGATGACGACAGAGATATTAAACGAAAGAAATTAGCCCGAAAAGAGCAAGTTGCTGAGGCTAAAGCCTACTTAGACGGGCAAAAGTCTAAATACTACGAAGAGATTAAAGCTGGAAGTAAGCTCACTCCTGAGCAGCAGAAGGCAATTGATTTTTTCAACCGATACAATAAAGAGTCTGAGCAAACGCAGAAGACTGCAGAAAGACAGAAGTTAGTTTTTAACAAGAAGACCAATCAGGTTTTTAACGACAGTTTCAAAGGTTTTGATTATAACGTCGGAGATAAAACATACAGGTACTCAGTTAAAAATACTGACCAAGTGAAAGACACGCAGAGCGACATCAACAATTTCGTTAGAAAGTTTCTAAACGAAGACAATACGATGGAAGATGCAAATGGTTATCACAAGAGTCTTTTTACAGCCATGAACGCGGATGCTATCGCTAGACACTTCTACGAACAAGGAAAGGCTGATGCTTTAAAAGATACAGTAGCTAAGTCTAAAAATGTTAATATGGATCCAAGACAATCGCATAGTGCGGTTGAAGCGGGTGGTATTAAAGTTCGTGTGTTAGGCGATGATTCAAGCTCTTTTAAATTTAAAATTAAAAACAAAAAGTAAAATTAAGAAATTATGGCAATTACTGCAGGAGGTAATTTAAATAGCGTATTAGCACCACAGAAGGTGACGCTATCATCAAATTATTTAGATTTAGCTGCTACAGCCAACGAAGGTTGGGCGCAGCAATATGTACCAGATCTAATGGAGAAAGAAGCTGAGGTGTTCGGTCCAAGAACAATCTCTGGTTTCCTTTCACAAGTTGGAGCTGAAGAAGCGATGACTGCTGACCAAGTTGTTTGGTCTGAGCAAGGTCGTTTACACCTTTCATACAAAGGTACAATGGATGTTGACGGTGGTGTCACTGGAGGTAACGGTGGTAAGTTCACTTGTACTACTGATATCGACGGTAACGCAATCACTACTACTCACGGTGTACGTGTTAACGATACTGTAATCTTAGCTTCTAATAACAAAGTTATTAAGGCTCTTGTTACTGAAGTAGATGGTGCCGCTATCGAAGTTGAACCATATGATGCTGCTGACTGTACGGGTCTTTCTGAAACTGCTAGCGCTACTACACTACTTGTGTACGGTTCTGAGTTTGCAAAGGGGACTAACTACAACAGCGCTGCTGCTGCTGCTACAGACCAGCGTGGAGCTAACGAGCCTACGTTCAAGTCTTTCAGCAACAAGCCTATCATTATCAAAGACTACTACGAAGTATCTGGATCAGATGCGTCTCGTATTGGTTGGGTAGAAGTAGCTGCTGAAGACGGTCAATCAGGATACCTTTGGTACCTAAAGGCTGAAGCTGACACTCGCGCTCGTTTCACTGATTACCTAGAAATGGCTTGTATTGAAGGTATCAAAGGTAGCGGTTCTAACGACGCTGACGCTTTCCTTGGTAGTGACGGTGATGCTATCGGTACTGAAGGTTTATTTGCTGCTATCGAAGATCGCGGTAACTTATCTTCTGGTATCACTGGTGTTAACGCTGCTACTGACCTAGCTGAGTTTGACGCTATTCTAGCTGAGTTCGATAAGCAAGGTGCTATTGAGGAAAACATGCTTTTCCTTAACCGTGCAACTTCTCTAGCTATTGACGATATGCTTGCATCTATGAACTCATACGGTGCTGGTGGTACTTCTTACGGAGTATTTGATAACGACGAAGACATGGCTCTAAACCTTGGCTTCTCTGGTTTCCGTCGCGGATCTTACGACTTCTACAAGTCTGACTTCCGTTACTTAAACGATCAAGCTACTCGTGGAGGTATTAACGCTACTGCTGGTTCTGCTGCTATTCGCGGTGTTATTGTCCCAGCTGGTACTTCAACTGTATACGATCAGCAGTTAGGTAGAAACCTTAAGCGTCCGTTCCTACACGTACGTTACAGAGCTTCTCAAACTGATGACCGTCGCATGAAGACTTGGGTGACTGGTTCAGTAGGTGCTGCTACATCTGCGCTTGACGCAATGCAGCTTCACATGCTATCTGAGCGTTGCTTAGTAGTTCAAGGCGCTAACAACTTCATGTTGTTAAACTAATACTATACTGACTGAAACTACCTCACCTTCGGGTGGGGTAGTTTTATATTATTTAATTATATTATATTATGGCTAAAAAGAAAAAAGAAGTAGAGGTTGTAGAAGAACCTCTAGTGGTAGAAGAAGTAGTTGTTGCTGAAGCACCAGCTCCAAAACCACAACCTAAACCAACTCTAGTTGTAGAAGAGAAACCAAAAAATACTTGGGAGATTAAAGATAGAGTTTATTATCTAACTGGTAATAAAAAACCTTTATCTAGATCAATTAGATCAACAGGTGTATACTGGTTTGACGAAGAAAAAGGATACGAAAGAGAACTTAAGTATTGTGAAAATCAAAGAACTTGCTTCGTAGATGAAATGAAAGGTGATCAAAGACTTTCACATATCATATTTAGAAACGGTGCTTTATTTGTTCCTAAAAACAAAACAGTTCTACAAAAGATGTTATCATTATACCACCCGCACAGTGGGTCAATGTTCTATGAATACAAGCCAGTTGAAATAGCTGCTAATGAATTAGATATTCTAGAGATGGAAATCGAAGCTCTAGACTTAGCTAGATCGCTAGACATTGAG